ATTATGCGCACTAATGCGCATTTACCCGAAAAGAAGATTTTTAAGCTGCCGGATACCAGGAAAAAAAAACCACCACAGTTAACAAAGCCCCGTCACCGGCTTTTAGATTCTGTCATGCGCGATGAAACAATCAATTCCATCAACAAGCATCAAAGCCGACTGAACGACTCACGTCTTGCGCCGTTCGTCTCGATGACTGCCATGAAAACCCGGCTTTGCAGGGGGCGCGTTGCGCTGTTCCGCGCACTATGAAATCTCTCCCTGGTATCGGCGGACAACCAACGAAGCAACATGAAACCTCATCATGCCGCCTTCCATGCCTGACGGCATAAAAACAGATCTTATCGATAATCAAATAATGCCATGAACCAAGATTCACCTTCTGGCCGTTCTCCTCGCAAAGCTGCGGGGATCGGCCAGAATTTTCATCTTGGCACCTTACGAACCTGAAGCATAACAACAATATCCGTCTTTGAATTTTCTGTTGAACGTGAGCCAAAAATAGACCACCCAGACGAAGATTTAGAGTCCTTCTGCTCAGCAAGACCACCTATCAAAATAATATCACCATCATTCATAACAACATCTGTCGTTACATCCCGTTTTAAAAGCGTAGGAGAGTTATTAACACCAGTATCCGTTGCAACAAAATTAGAAAGCTGCTGTTGAATGTTCAAATCAATAGCGTTGATTTTGATTGATGGTTTCACTCTGAACAAAACCCCTGAACTACGATACTCAACAGACTGTGTTGAATTGTTACCATTAACTGTAACACTACCTAAAATAGGAACATCAGCACCTACAGAAAACGAAGCCTCTGTATTATTCTTCACACGTAATCTCGGGGAAGAAACAACCGAAAATCTGTTATCGGTTGAAAGTAAAGTATAAATTGCATCAATTGAACCTGTCTTTAAACTTAAAAAATCACCAGAAGTACTAATATTAGAGCCAAGAGAAATATTAAACTTTTCAGATATAACTTTAGCAGCAAGTAAAAATCCAGAACCATCATTTTGACCTGTTTGAACCTCAAAAACATATCCTGAAACAACAACCTCATCAGGAACCGTATCAATAGTTGGCAATATACTTTTGATAATATCAATATCTTTTTGAGTGCCATAATACACAAGCGAATCCCCTAACCTATTGAAATTATTAGAGGCTCCAGAAGATGATGTACTGGATATGTTAGAGCTTATATTTCCTGAATTTCCAAATTGACCAGATACAAAACCAGAAAGAATATCAGATAAATAGCCAACTGAACGATTTAAAGGAGAATATACAAAAACCTTTAAAGCAGGAGCTTTTTCTTGAGGTTTAAAAGGTGTTATATAATCAACCCCTTTTTTTGTATGAATTTTAATATTCATGTTAGAAAAATAACGCTCAATAAAATCTCGTTCATTAACATCCTTAGTTATTTTAAATGAAACAAGACGTTGATCATTAGCCAAATCAGGAGAAACCATATAAGGCACCTTAAAAACTTCTGAATAAATTAAGGAAATAGCTTCAGGCAAAGCAAGTTTTTTTATTTCTAGCTCAGTGGCAGAAAAACAAGAAATACTAAACAACATCATAAAAACACATGTAATATACTTCATTTGTCACCGCCTGAATAAAAAGTAACAAGCTCACCATCAACAATGCCTGTAAGTAAAATACCTTGATAATTAAAAGTGGATGCAGGAACCATACGAACAAGGCCAGAATTATTTGTAATAATCACATAACTACGCCCTTCTCTTTCAAGTTTTCCGACAATACGCCAAGTTGAAGATAGCTTAGGTATGTTTTGACTATCAGGAACTAAATTAAAAGAACGCAAATTAGAATCATGAGACGGCGAATCAGAAACATCAGTTTTTACAGCTGCACCATTAAAAAATCTATATAAATAACCAACACTAAACACAAAAATAAAAATCATAGCAACAACGACAAAATACAAACTTTTTTTACCTAAAATACTGGCTCGACTATCAACAGTAAGTTCTTTTCCATCTCCATTTTCATATGATTTATACAAAGGGAATATATCAGGGTTGTATTTACGCTGATAACTTGTAATCTTATTTGATTTATAAAGTTTAGAACCATTAAAAACATCAACACGATAACGACTCTTCATGCCAATAGCAATGTGCTTTTGCATTCGAAAAGTAGTATCTAACCTTGCTTTAATAAAGCGAGGCAAAGAAGAAACCTCTTGGTTTATAACAACCAAGTCACAGCAAACGCCAGTTTCAATATTAGTAAAATGACGATGTTCGGCAATAAATGAGCGATGATTCTCACAAATAGATTTATCACTATCCCAAATACGCCAAGACTCATCAACAACAATCAAATCACCATATTGGCAAAGAGTATCCTCAGGAAGAGAATCTTTATATGGAAAAAAGTTTTCAGATTTTACATCATCATTAGAAACATAAACGATATCACCTAAACGTGTATCCTTTCCAGACTTTGATTTTTTTATGCAATACTCATGAATTTTATCTCTATTAATACCATAAATATTAGTAACAACACGACGACCAGATGCACAAGCAGGCACAATAACACTAGAAACGACCTCGTATGATTTACCACTACCTAAAGAACCAACATAAGCAGAAATAGGCATAACACTAACCAATAATCGGAATTCTACGAATAATAAAACGAGTAATATAAGCGTTAAATACTAACTGAAAACCTTCACTAAATTTAAACAAATCAAAAAAGTACCACATAGGAGCAGGTAAAGCCCGAAATAATGCAGGTATGTTAAAATTGAATGGTATCCATGATGACAACACATAAATAAACTCATGGACAACAAAAAGAAGTCCAAAAAACAAAACGAACCTAATAATAACGGTTCTAAAAATGAAACCTAAAAGAACATTAACTATACTAAACAACAATCCAAATAAAGCCATTATGAAACCTCAGTATCACGTAGAGAGTAAAATACGTAATGAAATTAACGCCCATATCAAAGAAGAAATTATGCCGATAAAAGAACGATATTCCTCTAAAAATACGCAATGCATATCGATCACATAATCTCTATCAAACACATTAAATTTAGCCACAGGACATGAAGCAGAAAGCCCTGATGGACGCACTTCCAAATCTCGATACTGACCAAAAAGTTCTTTAATTGGGCGAAGTATCTCCTCTGCAGAGGGTGGTGTATCTAGAGTCGGTTCCGGTACATCTGGATGACTAAAATCAGGGTTAGTAGAGCCATTATCAGAACCGCCACCTGACCCACCAGGGGAAAATCCAGGCGCACTAATATTCACATCAGCAGATGGTGAATTTTGAGATGGATACATATAATCAAATTTTGTCAAAGCCCCATAATTAGGATAAGCAACCTTTATTTCATTTGATGTAACGGGGTTTGTTGAAGACACAGGTACTCCCTGATAATCTGGCTGAGATGCAGCATCCATTAATAAATTATTTATCATCTTAGCAAGAGTATCCAAATCCATAGGAACTTTCTTTAATCCATCCATAACAGAAAAACCATCGTCATCAGTTGCCATCTTATAATCAGAAAAAAGAACCTCAAAGGCTTTATCAAAATCCTTATTATAAAATACCTGTATACCTTGAATAGGAGTGTAAGTACTAGAAATTAACTCACCATCTGAATTTGTATAAGAAGAAGTATAGCTGTATTTAACAGAAGAAGAGCTACCCTCTTGCCCTTCATTTACAGACAAAATATTAAGCTTATAGCTACAAGATTTATCTGGTGCTCGACAGGTTAAACCTCCACCTGATGCAACTGAATTAAAATATCCCTGAGCAACACCAGTAACAGAACCTACAATAAATGGTCCCTTACAACTTGTACCATAAGTACATTGCCACCAACGATAACCAGCGCTTACCTTATCAACAGTATCATAACTATTCATATTAAGGGAGTCAGCACTAATAACAAATGGATTATCAGGTGTAGGTTCAAAATCTACAGTGAAAGTTTTATCACCAAAATTAACCTCCCATTTACCGTTACCTAAAGCTTTACCTGATGTTGCAATTAGATAACGCCCGTTATCAGAAAAATTTTCAGCAGTAAGAGAACCAACAGAGTAACCAACTCCAGCCCATGTTAATGCACCTGAAGCACTGCGAAAAAAACCCTTACTGGCAATAGATGGTGACTTAGACAAAACAGTTTTAGATATTGCTGTAGATGTATTCCTAACCATTAATGAATAAGCTGATTCCGTTGTCGTTACCTGAAGAGCTCTAGATGAAATCACCCTGCCAAGGACAGTTGGAAGAACCGCCCTGGTTACAAGTAATGGATTAGAATAAACTTTTTGCACCGGAATAAATATAGAGAAAAAAAATATAAAAAGAGATGTTAAAGCGATAATCCTTTGATTACTGCCCAAGCGCATAAAAGACCCCAAAAAAAGCCCATTAAATACCAAAAATTTAGAATCATAACAAAAAGGGGAGAGACTCCCCTTACCTTAATAAATTAAGCTGATTTAACTGTACGGAGAATCCAACGAACGCCAGCAATACCAGCATAAAGTACAACTAATGATGCCGCTACAGCCATAATACCAGTAAGAACAGAACCAAAATCAATTGAATTAGTTAATTGGCTCAAATCAACACCCGAAGACGATGTGGCTGAATCAGAAGCAAAAGAAGGAGCAGAAAATGCAGCCACCAGTAATGAACCTAAAGAAATAATCTTTTTCATAAAAATTCACCATTTAAGCATTTCGTATTAACTTAATAATCAAGCTGATGCAATGTGCAAATAAATACAAAGCAACAACCGAAGTAAAAGCAACCCCCCAATATTGAGCAAACAATGAATAATCAATATCAGAGAGTTGCTGGTATGGAACCTCAGAGAAAGTTAACTTAACTTCCTTACAATCACCGCTCTGTTTAGTGTCACAAATGGAGGCAATAATAACTTTATCATGAGATTCCATAACTTATCACTTATCAGAAGAAGGAGTTAAAACAATTTTACCAATACGTAATTTCTGAAAATCACCAACAAAAATACTAGATGGATGCAAATCATAAAAACCAGCAGGGTAAGGAGCTTGCCCTTGTTCTAAAGGTATCTTAAATAGTTGAGGATAATCCCCACCAAGAAATATATAACCGGACTGCTCAGATATAGTATACGGTTTACCAGTACTCTTAGATACGCCACTGCGAGTATCAGCGACAGCTTGAGAAGGTTTAATTTCAATTTTAATCATAAAACACCTAATATTAAGCGACACGTAAATGAGAAGACTTTATATACCAAGAAGGAATCACACAATCAGATACAGTTATCTCCCTTGTATGTTTAACAACTACAGGACTAAATTTAGAAATGTTACATTTTTGAGCAATATCAATGCCTATTTTACGTAAACGTGCGCGATGAGTTTGAACTTGCTTTTTATTCAAATCAAAAGAATGACCATGCATCCATTGAATAGCATACATAGCTGTTGTATTAGCAGAACGCAAGGAATCAACAACACCTTGAGAAATCAAATGTTCACTAATAGTTTCAAAATCCATAGATGTCACCGAAATCTTTTTATCAAGTTCAACAAACTCATCCTGCAAAAGCTTTAACGATGAATAATCAGAAAGCCCCCAATAACACAAACCTTTACGCTGTAAAAATCTAGATTTCAATTTTTGCTCAAAGCGCACAATGCCAGATTCACGACAATAATCAATAACATTCAATAAATATTTATATTCAGAAGAATCAATACCAAACTTGTTTTTAATTTTAGAGAGACTATGAAGCTCTAATTCGGAAGCTTTATTGTAAACACACGGATAGATAAGGTTTACATTACCTTTTTTAGAAAGCCAATCAACAGATTTACCATTAGAATGCAAACGAGGCAAACTATTACGGTAAGGCTGAGTAGATAATGCAGATATATAATCATCTTCATTTCCATTACCAACAGACTTGTTAGTAGTAATATGAAGTTCTTTTACTATCGCGCCATCAGATATCAAACGAACACGATCATTCTCTTTGGTTTGAGAAGGAAAAATTCTAGTGCACTTAGTAAATAATGGTAAACCCAAATCCAAAAGAATTGAGTTAAAAACACAAACACAAGCATCTACACTTGTTAATCCAAACAAATTATCAACCCTTCCCCAACGAGAAGGATTGCCAGTCATACGAAGAAGAGAGCCACGTATTAAAATACTAACAACATCACAAAATGAGCCTTTGTGCTGAAAAACAGGCTGAGACAAAGAGCTAGCCTCACCGCTCTGGAGGTGAACACGTTGATACGCAACGTCCCCCAAAATGGGCAGCTGATAACCAAAATCTTGCTCAATACTCAACCAATCAAAAAACATAGCATCCATGTATACAAGAATATTTGGATACTTTATACAACAAGTGCAAACATGCATACAAGAGCACATCGCTATTTTTATGCAATGTAACTAACATGCATGAACCCAAAACACACAAAGACTAGATTTATGGCTGAGAAAAAATACACGTCCCTACGAGTACCGGAAGAACGTAAAATGGAGCTAGAGAAAGCCGCTATTGAAGTCAGCTATGCTACCGGACGCATGGTGAAATGGACTGACATGGCGTTCTATCTCATGGATGAGTATCTAAAAGAAGCTGTCAGAGACATGAAGTCATCAACAAAGACACCAAGCCTAGGGAAAAAATAAAGCCCCACGCAGTATCAAAACCGTGGGAAACCACGGTAAAGTTCGGGTGTCACTGAACCCCGAACCTCAAGATGAGCAAAAAACAACCAACACAAGAGAACAAAGTAGAGGTTACAAAATGGAATTTAAACCAAAAAAAACCATCAAAAAAATAGTAAAAACCTATGAAGTACTCACAGAAGAAGAGCTACCAGAAGAAATTATCTTTGATATTGAAATAAGAGAAAACGAAGTTGGGGGACCAATATCAGAAGAAGAATTTCAAAGCATAATAATGGACAAAGCAATCGCGTATGCTATTCACGATAGAGAAAATGATAGATATATCAAAGGGATGCGCTTAAGTGAGGACGGGAAATGTATAAGATTTGAATGGACAAGAAATATAAGAAATGCATTTATATTTAATAATGAGAGTAAAGCTTCAATTTTATCTTTATACATAAACGGAAAACCTAGAGGATGTAATATAGTTCCTCTAATCTATCAAGTAGATCCATTTTTCAAATATCAAGAATAATTAGTTCGCATAATGACGTTATGTGTAAAAAGGCCGCTGCGGTGGAGAGTATCGCAGCGGCCTTTTCAACATAACGTGTAACAC